TAATGGCTGTTCGTAAAACTAAAGAAGGAGCATCTCTTAAACGTTGGTTTAAAGAAGGTTGGATTGACGTAAAAACGGGTAAGCCGTGTGGTCGAAAAAAAGGAGAGAAAAGAGGAACTCCTTATTGTAGGCCAAGTAAACGAGTTTCGAGCAAGACACCTAAAACTGCCCGTGAACTTACGTCTTCTGAAAAGAAGTCTAGAATCGCCCAAAAGAAAAGATTAGGGCAACCTGCGGGTAAACCACGTAGGGTTAAGTCTGTTAGAAAAAAAAGAACTAGAAAAACCACTTAAAGTCTGTTATTACAAAACAAGGAGAGTAAAATGGCTGGAATTAAACAAATGTCTGATCAAATGGGAATTTCTAAGGGAAGAGCAAAAAACCTTATGAATACAGCAAAACAAATGAATAAAGGTGGTAACGCTGAAATCATGGGTTATGCAGATGGCGGAATGGCTCGTATCCAAGGAACTCCTCCCGCTCAAGTAAAAGGTTTTACTTTTAACGATAACGATGGGAAAGGAACTTTCTAATGAGTTTTCAAGATCAGCGTAAAGAACGTGCAGAAAGAATGAAAGCCGCAGTGAAGAAAGATATTGAGCAAGGGCTTGATTCAGGTAAGCTTAAAGGAAAACCAAAGGAAATTATAAACAAGATTATAAATAAAAAATCTGCTAGAACACGAAAAGAAACACTTAATAGGGCTGAAAAAAAGATTAAAAATAATCCTGAATTGTTTCCTAAAAATAAACCTATAAAAGTTCTTACTGAAGAAGGTTTTGAAACAGTTAATTTCATGAATAAAAACGATGGCGGTATGGCCAAAAAAACGAGGGTATTCTAATGCCAGATAATATTATATTTGTTAAAGAGGATGAAGCTCAAGCTTATTCTGACGAATTAAACAAGCCTGACCGAATGTCTTTTCAAGAGGGCGGTGCTCCTAAACTTCCTAGTAAAGTAGCAACTAGGAAACAAGCAGAGGCCCTACAAGATCAACAAGGCGGTGGCACTGTGGTTATGCAAAACCCAGACGGAACTTTTTCTGTTGTACCTAATGATGAAGGATACAGCTTTGGCTATAATAAAGGCGGATCTGCTAAAAGTGATCCAGCTGCTCTTAAAAAAGCTATAGGGGCAAATAAAGCAGCGATGGGAGTGGGAAATATTTTAGGTATACCTACCCCTAAAGAGATAAAGGAAAGTACAGCTAAAACAAAAAATTTTAAAGGTACGTTTTAATGGCAGACCCTACTACGTTTGCCTATAACGTCCTAAAATCAATTCAAGGCCGTGCAGAACTAACAAAGGATGCTATCCTTCACGGTAGACCTAAAGACTTAGAAGCCTACAGAGAATTAGTAGGTGAGTTAAAAGGGCTTGAATATGCAGAGCAAGAAATTAAAGACTTCTTAGAACAACAGGAGAAAGAATGACTAAAAAACTATATGTACCAGAACATGTAGCTGAGAAAGAGAAAGAGAAAAAAAAGAGTGCTTACGTTAAAAAAGATGAGAGAGTTCTCGATCCTTCTTTGTTAGATGTTTCCCTAAGTGAAAGACTACCTCAACCCACTGGATGGCGTATATTAGTTATGCCATATGCGGGTAAAGCAACCAGTGATGGTGGTATTTTAATTCCAGATCAAATCCGTGACCGTGAAGCATTGGCTACTGTTGTAGCGTATGTTTTAAAGGTTGGTCCATTAGCGTATCAAGATCCTAATAAGTTTGGAGAAAACGCTTCGCCTTGGTGTAAAAAAGGTGATTGGATATGTATTGGCAGATATGCTGGTGCTCGATTTAAAATTGATGGTGGCGAAGTTCGTATTATAAATGATGACGAAGTTATAGCTACAATCATGGATCCCGATGACATTAAACATGTATAGAATTAACACGTGGAGATCACGCTATGGATATAAGTGAAGAAAAGAAAATTGATATAGGAGACTCTGACGAGTCTGAAATTGAAGTAGACCTTGAGGCTTCCTCAGAAGAAACTAAAGAGGAAGTTGCAGAAAACCCACCTGAAATAAAAGAGCCAGCGGACGAATCCGAATTAGATGAGTATAGTTCTGGTGTTAAGTCTCGTATTGATAAACTTACCAAACGTATGCGTGAAGAAGAACGTCAGAAACAATCTGCTGTTCAATATGCTGAAAACGTTAGGAATGAGAACGAGGAACTAAAGAAACGTCTAGATTCTTTAGATAAAGGTTTTCAGGAAGAGTTTGACACAAGAGTTACAACTCAAATACAAGCAGCTAAACAACTTCTTAAAGAAGCTCACGAAACAGGTGATGTTGAAAAGATAGTTGAGGTACAGGAAGCCTTATCAGAACTTGCTGTAGAAAAAGGCAAAATTAAAAAGCCTGTTAAGGAAGTTGAGGAAAAAGTAGAAGCTCCCGTAGCGGCTCCTCCTCCTCAACAACAAGCTCCGGCACAGGCGGATCCGAAAGCAGAAGACTGGGCTTCTCGAAATGAGTGGTTTGGAAACGATGAAGTTATGACATATGCCGCTTTTGGGGTTCACAGACGGTTAGTTGAGGATGAAAAATTTGACCCGCAGTCAGATGAGTATTATTCTGAGCTTGACAAAAGACTTATGGCTGAGTTTCCACATAAACTTGGAGCAAAGCCTAAAACGGGTGGAAGTAAAAAGGTTGCGTCAGCCGAAACTTCCGCATCCCGCAATAGAGGTGGACGTAAAACAGTGCGATTAACGCCTTCTCAAGTTGCTATTGCGAAAAAGCTAAATGTACCACTTGAAGAATACGCTAAATACGTAAAATAAGGAGTTAATCATGAAACAAGAGACCACTACTCGCCAGAAGACACCTAGGACGCCCCGCGACAATCAGACACGTGTTAAAGAAGCACGCAAGGAACCTTGGAGACCGCCATCAATGTTAGATGCGCCTCCCCCACCCGAAGGTTATAAACACCGTTGGATTAGGGAAAGTGTAATGGGCTTTGATGATCGTAAAAACGTATCAGCTAGATCTCGTGAGGGATATGAGTTGGTTCGTGGAGAAGAATACCCAGATTTTGATATTCCTACTGTTGACGATGGTAAACATGCAGGAGTTATTGGAGTAGGGGGATTACTTTTAGCAAGAGTTCCTGAAGAAGTTGTTGAGTCGCGAAATGCTTATTTCCGTGGTCAAACACGGGATCAAATGACGGCTGTTGATAACGAGTTAGCTCGTGAACAACATCCAGCAATGCCTATCAGTAGACCTGATAGGAGTTCAAGTGTAACTTTTGGAGGTCCTCAAAAAGAGGACTAGGAGAAAACTAAATGGCTAATTCAAATGGAAGTTTTGGTCTTCGCCCCCTAAGTAAATTAGGTGGAGGAGCTAATTCCACTGGCCTTACGGGATATACTCCTTACGAAATCGCTAACGGAAACACTGACAAGATCTATCACGGACAATTGGTTATTCCTCTTGCTTCTGGATATATCGACCATACAGCTAACGCTGCTGGTGGAACTGTTAGTCATCTAGGCGTATTTCAAGGATGTGAGTATGTTTCTAGCGTCACTGGAAAAACAACATGGAGTAACTACTGGCCTGGATCAGGTGCAGATAGTAATCATCCAGTTAAAGCATTTATTGTAGATGATCCTAATCAGCTATATGTAATTGCTACGGATGCTTCGTGGACAAGTAAGGCAACTGCTCGCGCAAGTGTCTTTCTAAACGCAAATCTTTCTACAGGTATAACGGGTACAGATGCTACTGGTGTTTCACTAGGTCGTTTGGCTATCAGTACTCTTGCCACAACCAATTCTTTAGCACTACGTGTCATGGGATGGGTTGAGGATCCTGAGAACGAAGATTATGCATCTGCCGGAATCGGCGCAATCGTAAGGTTGAATAACTCGTTTAATGCACCTGTTGGGTCCATTGCATCGGGTACACCTTCAACCACTGGCGTATAGGAGAATTGAGAAATGGCTATAAGTAGAGCACAACTAGCTAAAGAGCTAGAGCCTGGCCTCAATGCCCTTTTTGGGTTAGAGTACGCTAGGTATGATAATGAAGCTGCTGAGATTTTTGATACAGAATCTTCAGAGCGAGCATTTGAAGAAGAAGTAATGCTTGCTGGGTTTGGTTCCGCACCTGTTAAAGGTGAAGGATCAGCGGTCAGCTTTGATGATGCACAAGAAGCATACACTGCACGATACACACATGAGACTATCGCTCTTGCTTTCTCAATTACTGAGGAAGCTATTGAAGATAATCTTTATGATCGTCTTGCTTCTCGTTACACTAAAGCGTTAGCACGTAGTATGGCTAATACTAAGCAAGTTAAAGCGGCTTCTGTTTTAAACTCCGCTTTTGATTCTACTGTTACTGGTGGTGATGGAAAAGAGCTTTGTGCTACAGACCATCCTCTTACCAATAACAACACTCTTGCTAATGAGCCAGCAACTGCTGCTGATTTAAACGAAACTAGTCTTGAAAATGCGCTTATTGATATAGCGGGTTTTACTGACGAAAAGGGTCTTAAAGTATCTGTACGAGGAATGAAGTTGATTGTTCCGCCAGCATTACAATTTGTTGCGGATCGTCTTCTTGAAACCACTCTTCGTCCCGGCACTTCTGATAATGATATAAATGCTATGAGGAACATGGGTATGCTTCCTAATGGCTACACAGTTAATCATTATCTATCAGACTCTGATGCGTTCTTTATTAAGACGGACGCACCTAGAGGCTTCGTTCACTTTGAGCGTATGCCTATGTCTACCAAGATGGAAGGTGATTTTGATACAGGTAATGTACGGTACAAAGCCCGTGAGCGTTATAGCTTCGGTTACTCTGACCCACGTTGCGTGTACGGTTCACCCGGCGCTTAACTGAATTAAGGAGAGGGGAAACTCTCTCCTTATTTTCTGGGATCTCAACCTTATAGACTGCTCCCAGCAGACGCTTACAAGACTATAGGGTTTAATACTTTGTAAGGAGTAACCTATTATGGGTAATTCAACTTTTAGCGGTCCAGTCCGCTCAAAAAATGGTTTTCAACAGATTAGTGAAAACGCTACTACCGGAACTATTACTCAAAAACAATTTGAAATTCAAACTGTTTCAACCTCTGGTATTAATAATATTGTTGATACGAATGGTTTTTCTGGCACTGCTACTGCTGCCGGAGCTAACAACGCTAGTTTAGACACAGGAGCTACTATCTTTGGTATTACTCCTAACGCTCACGGTTCTGGTATTCCAGACGCTTCTATTAACACTTTTGTTAATAAAGTTGGTGGTACTATTGTTACTTCAATTCTTATTGATCTTCATGGTGGCTTTGACGGTTCAGCAACAGCAGATCGAATTATTGGTAACGGAACTGATGCCAATGCTTATATTGGAGAATTAACTAAAGAAGTTAATGGTATTCCTATCCTTCTCGAGTTTGGTTGTGTAGAGGTTCCAACAGGCGGTGATCCAGATATTAACGTAGATATTTCTGCTACAGGAACTACGGCTTCTGGTGCTGCGGTTGCTTCAGGAACTCAGATGATGAACAACGGTGATCTTACTTTAGGCTATTATAACGCTGTTGATGCGGGTGCTGTTATGGCAGCTTTGTCTAAAAAGTATATATACCTTGTTCAGGGTGACGCAACAAACGCTGCTTATACAGCGGGTAAGATTTGGATTCGCATAACTGGCATGAACGTTGACTACGCTAATGGTTAATAATATAGATGGGGGTTCGCCCCCATCTTCTTTTACGGAGTAGATTATGGCAGATGCAGTTAGCGCAACAAAGTTACAAGATGGCGATAAAAAAGCGGTTTTTTATCTAACCAACCTTAGTGATGGAACGGGAGAGTCGGCAGTTCAAAAAATAGACATGTCTGCTCTCTCTAACAACGCTCAAGGTGAAGCAGTATCATCTATTAGTATAAGTAAGATTACTTTTTCCACAGTGGGAATGTCGGTAACTCTTTTATATGACGCAACAACTAATGTCGTTGCGATAGGATTACCAGCAGACTATACCGATACTATAGATCTTTCAGATCAAGTTACTGGGCTTCCTAATTATGCTGGAAGTGGCGTTACTGGAGATATCTTACTGACTACAGTGGGACATTCTTCAGGAGATACTTACAGCATTGTTATAGAAGTTGCTAAATCGTATTAAGATGGATGAAATGACCTCATATATGTGGAATGGTATTCTCACATTAGCTGGGGCCATTTCTCTTTTCTTTCTTAAAAGTCATCACGCTACAGTTCAGCGTTTAGATATTCTTTTAAACAAAACAAGAGAAGAAGTAGCTAGAGACTATGTTTCTAAAGACGATCTTGCAAAAGATATAACCAGACTACATGATCGATTTGATAGATTAGAGAATAAAATAGATTCGTTAATGAAAGGATGATATAATCCTTTAAGGAGATAAACATGGCAACTTCTGGATCATCTGATTTTAATTTAAACATGGCTGAGATTACAGAAGAAGCTTTTGAGAGATGTGG